GTGTGTAAGAAACGATGGTCAGTTAGTTGGATTAACTTATCAAAGAGAACAACAAGTTGTTGCTTGGCATAGACATATATTTGGTGGAGCATTTGGAAGTGGTAATGCAGTTTGTGAAAGTGTTGCAACTATTCCTACAGATGATTCAGAATATCAAACATGGGTAATTAATAAAAGAACAATCGATGGAACTACAAAAAGATATATCGAGTATATGCACAACTATGATTTTGATGAAACAGATGATACTTCATTTAATTTTTTAGATTCACAATTATCTTATGATGGTAGTGCAGTTACAACTATATCTGGATTATCTCATCTTGAAGGTCAAGAAGTATCTATCTTAGCAGATGGTGCTACTCATCCAAACAAAACTGTATCAAGTGGTGAGATAACTTTAGATCGTTCAGCATCAAAAGTTAAAGTTGGTTTACCTTATACATCTTTATTACAAACTATGAGAATAGATGCTGGTGCGCAAAATGGTACATCACAAAGTAAGACTAAAAGAATTTATGAAATAACAATTAGATTGTATGAATCTATTGGTGTTGAGGTTGGTCCAGATCTAAATAATATGGAACGAATACCATTTAGATCTTCAGCTGATGAAATGGATGAAGGTGTTAATGTATTTACTGGAGATAAAGAAGTAGAGTTCAGAGGTAATTATGAAACTGACGGATTTATATTTGTAAGACAAACACAACCATTGCCTTTAACAATATTATCTTTATATCCTAAACTACAAACAAACGATGGATAACATATTAAATATTGTTAAATACAAAGGAGAACATGGTAAATACATTATGAAACAACAAATGAATCATGTTTTAATGGATAAAGATATGGAATTTGATGGAAATCCAATGAATTTAGAACAAGATAATTTAGCATTTACTGGTATGATTGATGGTGAACCTATCTTTGCAGCAGGTATGAAAATAGTTTGGGGTAATGTTGCAGAGGGTTGGGTAATAGCAACTAATAAAGTTTTACAACATCCACTCCTTGTTGCCAAAGCCATCAAGAAAGATTTTGCAAGAGTTGCTAAAGAAAACAATATCAAAAGAGTTCAAACTGCTGTAAGAGCTAACTATACAACTGGTTTAAAATTTGCTAAATGGTTAGGTTTACAAGAAGAAGGTTTAATGAAAAAATTTGGTTTCGATGGTTCTGATCAATATATGTATGCGAGGTTATTCTAATGGGATGGCAAGCAGCAGTAGTTGGCGCAATAGGCGCAGCAACAGTTAAACAACAAGGTAAGATTGGAAAATTTAATCAATCTGTTAATGAACGTAATGCAAAAGTTCTTGAAGCTGAAGCAGAACAAATAGATAAAAAAACTGAATTTGACATTGCTAGATTTGATGAATCATATCAAAAATTAAAAGGTCAAGTAGAAGTAAACCTTGCTAAATCTGGTGTTGTTGCCGGACAAGATACAGCATATAGAATTGCTGTAGCTAATGCTAGAGAAAAATATTTACAAGAAAATATTATGAGATATAATTCGCAGGTTGCTCAATCTCAAAAAATTGAACAAGCAAACTTTGCAAGAATACAAGGTCAAATGGCAAGAGAACAAGCAAGACTTGCTCAGTATCAAACCATAGCATCAACATCTACAAGTCTACTATCAATGTCTGGAGGATCTCCATCTACATCTCAACCATCAAGTTATACTGAAGCAAATTATGCTTTTGCGAGGAGTAGATAATGCCTAAAATACCTACATTCACAACTCAAGCAACAATAACAGAACAAGTTGGATCTGTTAAATCTAATATTCAAATGAGTTTAGATCAAACTATAGGAGCTACTTTAGCTCCACTTACTAAAGAACTTGTAGATTATAAAGTTAAGCAAAAAGATTTTGAAAATAAAACAGAAGCTCTAAAATTAGAAAATGATTTTATTAGAGATATGCAATCAGTTTATGATGAAGCTGGAAATTTACAAAATGAAGAACAAGCTCAATCTATTCTTAAAAACAAATCTAATACCTTAATTCAAAAATATTCTAATTTAGCAAGTAACAAGAATACACAAATTTTATTTAATAACTATGCTTTATCTGAAGTGCAAAAAGGAATTGCTAGAACAAGTACAGCGGTTCAAAATAATACTTTAGTTGCATTAGATACTTTAGTTAATGATAAAAAATCAAGATTAATGATTACAGCTTTAGATACTAAAGGTGGATTTGATTATAATGTTTTAGGTCAAGATTTAGAAAATTTATATTCCACTCATTATAAAGGAAAAGTTTCTGATGCTATTTTAAATAGAATGATTTTAGAAATACCTAATGAAATTAAATTTTTAGAAGCAGAAAAAAAAATTTCCAGTAATCCTAGAGAAGCATTAAGAATGTTAAAAGATGAAAAAAGTTTTGATGGATTAACATATGAATCAAGAAAAACTCTAATTGGTAAAGCTGAAAAAACTTTAATACCTATTATTAAAGAACAATGGGAATCTCATGTTGAACAAATAAATGATGGTCAAGATGTAGAACCTTTTGATTTAGATTTAGTATCTGAAGTTCTTCCGGAAGAAGCTGCAAATGCAATGATACAACAAGAAAGTATTTTTAGAGATACAGCAGACAATGTAAAAGTTCTTCATAGATCAAAAGAAGATGTTGTATTTGAGGTTGCTCAAGGTTTTATTGATGAAGCAAAAGAAATGCATCTTTATAATAAAGCAAAAGGTATTGAAAAATTTTATAAATCAATTATAGCACAAAGAGAAGAAGATATAAAAAATGATCCTGTAGAATACACTATTAGAACTAATCCAGAAATTAAAAAATTAGTAGAAGAGCTAGATAATGAACAAAATGATGAAAGATCTTCAGCTCTTTCTAAGGAGCTTGCTGTTAAAATAATGGAAGCTCAAACCAATATTGGTGTTAAAGCAACAAATCAAAAAGTAATGACAAATTCTGCTTCATCACAATTTATTAATAATTACAAACAAGCAGCTAAAGATAAAAATGTTGATCTGCAAGAAGCTATGCTTAGAAGTTTAGTAACAAAATATGGAGAACTAGAAGATGAAGCATTAGCTCAATTAATGCTTGATGGATTACCACAAGGTGCAAAATTTGTAAGCGCTGGTTTTGCAACTCAAGAAGATAAAATGAAATTTTTAAGTCTTGATAATCCAGATGTTTTAAAAGATTTAAAACAAAATTTAAAAGATATGGGTGATTCAGAAATAACTTTTCAAAAAATGAGAACAAATATTAGACAATCATCAGAATTTAGAGATATAGAAAATATTATTAAAAGAAATGTTCCTTTTGATGCTAGTGATACTATTCCAGAAATTGAAGATGTTGTTGATTTTTTAGCGGGATATGGAGCTAATGAGTTTTATAATGGCGATGTAAAAACTTTTGATGCTGCAGCAAAAAAAGCAACAGAGATGTTTACTAAAAATTTTGACATACAAGATACTTATTATTATCCAAAAAATTTTATAGATTCTACTACAGGTAAAAAAATAGTTCCTAGAAAAATAGAAAGAAATAACGAAATGATGGAAATTATTAAAAATAACTATGTATCAAAAATTGATTTTATTTCTTTTGGTTCTAAAAAAGAAGGTATTACAGATGCACAGCTTACAGAAAAAATGCAATATCAAATGCAAGAAAATGGTGAATGGAGAAATTCACCAGATGGAAAAGGTTTTGTTTTTGGTATTGTATTAGCTGGAAATAGTTTTGCTATACCTAAAGATGAAAATGGAAAAGAATTATATTTTCCAGCAGACTATGATGGAGATACTGTTCCAGGATTTGATATTAAAGTTGACTTTGATATTGAAACTAAAAAAGAACAATCTAGAGGATACCTTAATATTCAAGAAAAAATGAATGAAAAAGATTTTGCTCTTGGAAAAAGACCAAGTGAAGTTCCGGAAGAAGCATTTACAGATTTAATTAAATAATATGGCAAATTTTACATTTGGTTTAAACGTAAACGAAACAGCTCAAGAGTCTGGTTATGATCAATATAAAACTTCATTTCGTGAAGCATTAGGTGCTACTTACGAAGAGACTATAAACTTTAATCCTGCATATAGATTATATAAAAGTTATCAAATTTCTGATGCTAAAAATCAATCAGAAGAAGCCGGTGAAACACCAATTAGTAAAAGTGAATTAAATAAAAAATATGCAGACTTAGGTTTGTTTTTTGAAAATGATGAATATCAATCTGTTGTTAATATTATGGTTGATCAAAAAGAAGAAGAAAGAGAAAGACAAAGTATATTAGAACGTGGACCACAAGGATCATGGAATCCTTTTTCTGGTGGTTTTTATGTTGGTGCTGCAAAACTTGCAGTTGGTATTGGTGGTAGTTTTTTAGATCCTATAAACATAGGAGCTTCTTTTATTCCTGTATTTGGTCAAACTAGATTTGCACAATTAGTTGCAAGACCAGGAATGACCCTTCCAAAAGCAAGAGCAATTAGAGGTGCTGTAGAAGGATCTTTTGGTGCAGCTGCTGTTGAACCTATTGTTTATAGTTCTGCAAAACAAGTACAAGCAGATTACGGAATAGTGGATAGTTTTATGAATATTAGTTTTGGAACTATTCTTGGAACTGGTCTTCATGTAGGCGCAGGTAAATTAAAAGACATTAATACTGCTAAAAAATTCCAAGAACAATTAATTAAAAATAAAAAAGATTTAGATGCTGGTACTGGTGGAGAACCAGAGCTTAATTTATATAAACAATATTACCCAGAAAATAGTGAAATAATGATGAAGCTAGAAAAAACAGATCCTAGAACTAGAGAACTATTATTAAAAAAAGGTATTGGTGATGTTGCTCAAGAAAATCCTGTAGATGTAACTAATGTTGCTAATGCTGATGCAACTCTTAGAGAAGGAACTGCAAATCAACCAGCAAAAACATCTACTACTATTAAAAAATTAGTAACTGATGAAATAGAATTACAAAACTTTAAACAAAAAATTATAAATAAAGATGCTCAAGTTTTAGAAAAAGAAACACCAATTATGGAAGAAAGATTATTAAATTTAAGAAATCAACAAACAGAATCTGGTTATGATTTAAATTTTGGTGATGATTTAGAAGGAGAATTAACAGTTCAAAAAACAAAAGATAGTTTAGATGAATTAAAAACTAAATCAAAAGATTTAGAAAAAATTACAGCAGACTATATTAACTGCAGAAATGGTAGATAAAAATGGCTAAAAATACTTGTATAACTAGAATAGAAAATTTATTGAAAGAATCATCTTTTACTGGAGTAAAAAAAGATGAGATCATAAATAGCCTTAAACAAGCTATGGCGGAAAGAAGACTTAATCGTATAGATGAAATTAATGTAGATGATATTGCTAAAGATGTTTCTTCACAAATAAAAGCACAAAAAATAATAGATAGAGCAAATGCTTTAAATGATGAAATTATTAGAAGAAAAAGAACTCAATTTATTATTGATAATTATCAAAGTGTTGAAGAAGAAGGTTTAATGGCATTAATAGTTGGATCAAATGAAATAAGACCAGGAGCAAGGGATTCAGTTGCTGTTGCTCAAGATACTGTTCAAGCAAATTTAGTTAATTCATTTAAACAAAAAATTAGAGAAGCTGGATTAGATAAATTGTTTACTAATGCTGATCTTAAAACACAAAAAAGAATAGCACAAGTTATGGAAGAAGCTGGAGCGCAACAAACTGATATAGAAAAAAGAGCAGGAACTAAACCACCTATTACAGAAAAAAATCCAGAGATTAAAAAATTAGGAATAATAATGGAAGAACATTCTGAAGCTGTTAGAATAATGTTAAATGATAGAGGTGCTAACATACCAAAAATTTGGGGTTGGGTTGTTAAACACAATCATGATCAATTTAATGTAAGAGCTGCTACAGAAACATTGGGGATGAAATTATCAGATGTTAAAGCAGATGCTAATTTAAAAGGTACTGATGAAAACTATAATAAAAATTTTAAATCTTGGAAAAATTTTACATCTAAATATTTAGATGAAAGAACTTTTGATACTGTTGATGATAGAGATGATTTTTTTGTAGATGTATATAATTCTTTAGTAGGAAATAAAATTCAATTAGCAGAGGGTGTTAATAATGTTTTTGGATCAAGAAATGTAACAAAAGCAGCAGGTGGAAAAAGAGTTTTACATTTTAAATCTGCAGCAGATTGGTTTACTTATCATGAAAAATTTGGTCATGGAAATCTTCAAGAAACATTTCTTTCAGGGTTATTAACAGCAGGAAGAAATATTGGAATGATAGATAAATTAGGTTCTAATCCTAAAGCAAATTTTGATAAAATAAGAATAGCAGTATACAATCATGTTAAAAAAAGTAGAAGAGATTCATCTAAACTTGCTAGTGAAAATTATTTTAAAAAATTTTATATGCAAATTGATGGATCTAATCATACTGTAGAAAATTTTACTTTAGCAAAATATGGATCAATATTAAGAGTAATTCAAAACATAACAAAACTAGGTGGAGCTGCAATATCTGCACTTACTGATATTGGTATTTATGGATCTGAAATGAAAGATCAAGGTGGTAAAACTTTATTAGGTGGTATGGGAGATGCATTTAAAGCTCTAGCAAAAATTAAAAACACAAAACAAAAAACAGAAATAGTTGAAATGTCTGGATTAATGTTTGATGGAGCTATACATGATCTTGCAGGAAGAAGTCAAGTAGGAGAAAATTTAAGTAGAGGAGCAACACAAGTACAAAAAACATTTTTTAAATTCAATTTACTACAATGGTGGACCAATACTTTAAAAGAATCTGCTATGTTGGGTATGTCTAATTATTATGCAAGACAAAAAAATTTACCTTATAATAAATTAAATAAACAGCTTCAATTATTATTTACAAAATTTAATATAGATTCTACTAAATGGGATGTTATTAGAAAAAATGCAATGGTTAAAGCTGATGATGGTATGGAGTTTATTAATATTGGTACACTTGATAAAATTTCTGATGCAGATATTAAAAAAATTACAGGTATAGATAATTTAACAAAAAGAGAAGCTCAAATAGAAAAAGAAAAATTTAAATATTCTATATCTGGAATGTTGTTAGATAGAACTTTATTTGCTGTAATTCAACCAGATGCTAGAGTAAAAGGAATTATGAAACAAGGAACTTTAGCCGGAACTCCTATAGGAGAAGCTGTTAGTTTTCTTGGTCAGTTTAAAGGTTTTCCTATAGCTATATATAATAAAGTAATAGGTAGAGATATAGCTTATATGAAAGCCGGACCAAATCAAGATATAGGTAGAGGTGCAAGAGGAATAGCTGCAACTATAGTTACAAGTGCTTTATTAGGATATGCTTCAATGACTATTAAAGATCTTTTAAAAGGAAGATCACCAAGAGATCCATCTAAATTAAAAACAGTTTTAGCATCTTTATTGCAGGGTGGTGGTCTTGGTTTATATGGAGATGTTTTATTTAAAGAACAAAGAGATGGAGCAACAATTATTGCTGGTCTTGCTGGACCAACTGCAACAACTGTAGCAGACGTATTATTAGCTGTTAATTATGGTATTCGTGGAGAAGGTGGTAATGCAGGTAAAGCAGCTTATAGAGCTGTAACTAGTAATATACCTTTCTTAAATTTATTTTATATTAAAACAGCATATGATTATTTAATAGGTTTTAATATGATGGAAACAATGTCTCCAGGAGCGCTAAAAAGAGTGGAAAGAAGAATGAAAAAAGATTATAATCAAGAATATTTATTGACTAAACCATCATCAATGTTTAAAGGTTTTTAACATATGACAATATCATCGACTACAGTAAAGAACTCATACTCTGGAAATGGTACTCTTGATACCTTCAACTACACATTCAAGATCTTTGCTGACACAGATTTACAGGTTATCATTAGAGATGCGACAGCTACTGAAACAGTAAAAA